TCTCTCTTAATGTTGCACTGTCGATAAAAACTTCATTTGATACCATATTGGCATTGTATGAAGTGATGTAAGTATTATATGCAAGGACATCAATTATAGTTGATAGGTTAGATCCTTCAAAATCATAATCCGTAAAATTGGAATTAGATCGAAGATAATCTTTAATTGATGTTTTAATCTGGTCAAAGTCCAGATTTGCGAAATTAACTAGGGGCATTATCTTGTTGGCTGTAATGCGAATGATAACTGTTGTGCTTGTGCATCTATTCCAACTATTTCATAAGTGATAATAACGTCGAATTCATATGAATCGGGATTGGCAGATACTTTTGTACTTAATAATTTAACTCTAGGTTCATAATTTTCAATTGTATTTTCTATTTCACTCTTTATAGATGATGCTGTAAGGTCATCCATATTCTCAAATAACAATTCATTAACTCTTGAACCTACCTCATTATTAAAAAATCGCTCTCCAGGCGAAGTAAGCACTAGATTACGAATAGAACGTGCTATAGCAGTCTGATTTTTAATCACAATGAGGTCATCAGTTAAAGGATTAACCTTAAAAGACATACTTATATCTTTAAATGACCTACTTATGCGTTGGACAGGCACTATTATACAGCAAATATATGTTTATTTAGCAACCTCAAATAC